ACATGCTTTCAAGCATTTGCTTGCGCTCTGCAGATTCCTTGATCACGCGGATTTCTCTTTCTTTCGACTCTACAATTGCTTCTTTCTCTTGAGCTGTCTGAACCGCTTCAGCCAACTTACGATTTGTATCAGCAACTGCCGCTTGCAATTTACGGATTTCTTTGTTCTCATTTAGATGAGTAACAGCGAATTCACTTGCAAACGCTTCGAATAGACGACGACCGAACATGTTCTCACGAGCAGTTTGGATGTCTTCTTTCAATTGAGTCATTTCGGACTCTAGCTTAGTAGCTACAGATTCTTTTACAAGTTCGCTAGCACGTGAAATGAATGCAGTTTGTAGTTGAGCCAATTTTGTCTTGGCTTCTGCTACTAAACGTACTTTAGTTTCAACAACTGCTTGCTTGTCTTGTTCAAACTCAGAAATTTCCTCAGCCAATGCCTTGATAACAAACGATTCAAGTTTAGCGATGCTATTCTCGTATTGTTTGCGATCTGCACGTAGTTCTTTGATTTCTTCGGCTAGTTTAGTAACCATGAAACTGTTGAACTTGTCTGCGCTTTCGGTCATGTGCATATTGAAACGTACACGATCTTCAGCTAACGCCTTTTTCTCAGCGTGGAATTCTTCTAGTTCGCTTTGAAGAGATTCTGTAACCATTTTGTCTAGAGCTTCAACCATTACGCTTTTGTCATGCTCGTAGCGACCAGCGAATTCCTCACGAAGCTCAGCACGTACTTGTTCACGTGCTTCATTCAGCTTAGTTTCCCAAGCTTCATTGATAGCCTGTTGAGTGCTTTCATTGATAATGCCACTGTCTAACAATGGTTTGATAGCATCTAACATTAGGTTTCTCCTGTTATACTTTTAAGTCTTTGATAAGCTTTTTTACGGCTTCTTGCAGGTACTTCTGTACTTTTTGATCTTGAGAAGCATCACGAGCCATCTCAAACATTTGTACGCCGCCTTTCATGTTCATCAAGCCTTCATAAATTGCTTTAGGATATGCATGAGGAGCACTAGGTTGCGCTACGATGTCAACGGTAATGATTTCAAAATCACTAACGTGTCCACTTCCTTCGTTTACCTGACCCGAGCCACGGCTGCTAACGCCTAGCTTAACGCCACTTGTTAACATAGCTTTTACAAGCTCGCCCATTGGGGTAGGTAAAATCTTTAGTTTACCATGACCGCAATTGCCTTCCATCCACATGTGGGTGATCATATGCGATACGCGGTCTAGGTTAATCTTTAAATCGTCGGGATGGTCTAGTTCGCCTAAAACGCTATAACCTTCCTTTAGTTGGCCATTAATACTGGATACTGCTTTTTCAATTTCATGTACAGGGTATACTCGTTGATTGTGGTTTTTAACGCCACCTTCAATGAATATCCCTTTCATGAAAAGATCCTTACCCTTCCCGTCAGCAGTACCTTCCTCAAGGATGGTAATACCTGCTCGGTCGAAAGTTAAGTTCTCTTTTAGATACAAAGCCATTAAAGTATCCTAATTATTTGCCTGTATTCTGCTTAAGAACTGTTTTGTCTTGTACAGAAACTTTACCGCTTGTAGTTTGGCCTTCGGCGCCATTTTCAGACTCCCAGTTCTTACCTACAGCAGATTGCTTTTTGCTACCACCAGCTTGGTTTTGGAACTTCTCGTTAGAGAACTTGCCTTCGCCTTTGCTGTATTCGTTGTTTGGCTTTGGTGTTTGCTTGCCGTCTGGGTTTTCGTTAGTAGCACCAGTCTTGTTCAAGATGTTCTTGCTTGTACCACCGAAGTCAGGACCGCTTGTACGGCTGATAGACTTAGTGTTTACAGGAACTTTCTTACCGTTGCCAGATTCAGTACCTTCAGCGTTGTCGCCTTCGCCGCCGTATACTTGACCAATTGTGTCTACGTATTCACGCATCAATTGTGCAACAGACTTGCTTTCTTTAACGCCAGAACCCGATCCTGAACCAGAACCTTTAGCGCCGGAACCCGATCCAGATCCTTTACCAGAACCTGAGCCGCTGCCCTTCTTCTTCAACCATTCAGGTTGTTCACCTTCCATCATACCAGAACCAGATCCGCTACCAGATCCTACGCTCTCGCCAAATGGCTCGTCATCGCCTGCGCCAACTTCTTCTGGGCCTTCGTCGCCGAAACCGCCTTCGCCTTCACCAGATGGTGCGCCAAGATCGTCATCTGCGTCCATGTCGCTATCACCTTCTTGGTCTGCAAACATAGCCTTCAAGTCGTCCAATTGTGACTCTAGGTCAGCAATGTCGCCTTTTGTAGCTGGTGCAGAATCATCGCCCATGCCTTCGTCGTCACCGAAACCGCCTTCGTCATCAGCTGGCAAATCACCAGTAATTTCGTCGTCAGCACCTGCGCCGTCTAAGTCAAATTCGTCGTCGTCTTCAACTACGCCGCCATTTTCGTCAGCTGTAACTTCGTCAACAAGACCTTGTTGTTGGTCGCCGCCCATTTCGGCCATCTGTTCTTCGTCCATAATGGATTCATAGATGTCGCGGCTCTTTTCTACTACGATCTCGTGAAATAATTCACGAGCCTTTTGTTCGTTTTCGTTAATGATGTATTCAATTAACTTTTCATACTTGTTCATGAGAACTCCTTTAATCAAGTGGCTTTGTGTAGTTATTTACAAAACTACGTATATTTCAGTGTTAAATGGGGGTTTTTTGAAGGATTTTGTCGTGATAACTAGTATCAGACTGCTGGAGCACCTGCTGCCGCCGCATCCGGTGCAGGTGCATACTGTTTAGTAACCGCTTTTAGTTTCTTTTCGTGTTCAACTTTACGTACATCGTTGGCAATACGTAGCTTGTTTAGATGCGCTAAAGTCAAGCGAGTTTTACGCAAATCCTTTAATTTCATTACAGTATTGTCATCTTTTTCAGATGCATACCCTTCAGGATTTGCCTTAATTACGTCTGGTTGTGCTAATTCGTACAAGTTCATATGCTAGTATTTACCCAAAAAGACTTAAACTGGCGCCGCAGGGGCCGCGCCAACTTCGGGAGCAGGAGCTGCCGCTGGCATTCCGCTAGGATCTACCCCGCCTTCTGCCGGAGCATCTGGAGTAACTTGTCCTAAGTCGCTTTCAATGCCGCCCGGACTGATACCCATGCTACGCAGGTTAGCAGAGTCTGCTGGAGCTTCATCAACGTTACCGCGTTCTTCGTTCCAGGCAATTTCGTTTTCGCTAATTTCCATTTCGCTTAGGCCCAAGTAACGCTTCAATAAGAAACGTTTAGCCAAGTAAGGGATTTGCTCTAGCTGTGTAAATGTAGCAATACGTGCAGAATCAATGTCTGCTTGACGATAGCTAGCAAAGTTTTGTGGTGGCTCGAACTGTAAATCAAACAGTTGACCGTCAATGTTAATGCCTCTCCAACGCATAAACATCTTAAACTCTTGGTCTAGCTTGTCAATAATCATTGCTTGTAAACGCAAGCAATACTGTGTAAAGCGCCATTCTTGGATAAGTGCTGTACCAATTTTACCGTCACTGTAGCTTTGCGATCCGTCTTCTACACCTGTTGGCAAGTAGCTAGCTGGAATACGTAAACCACGGAATAGCTTGTTAGTAAAGAACTTCAAGTCTGTAATTTCGCCCAAGTTCTGGCCGCCAGCTAGTGTATCAACACTGGATCCACGTCCATCTGCTGTAACAGGGAAGAAGAAGTCTTCGTTGGTGCTTAGTGGATTATAAGTAGCGTCCATCATGTTGGTGCCGCCACCTGTTTGTGTGGGGATTCTGCGTTGATGGATTTCGTTTTTAATACGTTCAACGAATGCCATAGCCATGTGCGGAACCATGTTACCTACGTCAATCTTAAAGATTCTACGCTCAGGAGCACGTTGTACACGATAGATAATAATACTGTCTTCTAACAGTTCTTTTTGCTTGTAGACTTTGAATACGTTTTCCAGTACTGAATTACCAAACGGCCAGAAAATGTCCAAGCCTTCTGTTAGCGACAGATGTACTACGTGTTCTGCATTAATTACCGCTTCGTTCTGTGCATGTTGGAAACGTCCACCGCCGCCAAATGGCTGGTTAGGCTGCACATAAGCACCGTTAGGGCCACCAACTTGCGGGTGGTTAGTGAATGTATCGCTAGTGCTTACTGCGGTAACTGTTAGGTTTTGGAAGTTGGGGTTTAGATCTTTAACAACATACTGCTCAGGCTTTTTGCCTTCGCCTTCGTTAACAATAACCTTAACTACTTTGCTCATTTCTGTCCAGAACAGTTTAAATGTTTCTGGATCACGGATAAACACTTGGTCACCGTACTTGATTGTGTTACGCACAATCTTGAAGATACGCTTGTTAAATTCGTTTAGGTTAACCCACTGCTGTAGTTGTTCCTTAATAATTTTAACTTCGTTATCCGTTGGCTTTTCTTTAAAGTTAATAGTAAAGGCCGTACCGTTTTCGTCGTTCTTTTGTGTACAGAACTCAGCAAGAATATCCAAGGCAGCGTTGATTTCGCTGTCCATGTCCATTTGTTCGTATTGGTTGTAACGCTCAACACGGTTTGGGTGTCCGATATAAACTTCAGGCAATGTGCTCTGATAGTTGCGGTATCCAGGATCTGGGCGTGTGCCAGAAACTGCTGTAGTACCGTTAATTGGGCTACCTTGCCCTCCGTACTGCACGTTACTGGTTTTAAAATACTTTTTCCAAGTTGCCATAAATGTTCTCTGTTGGTATATTTACCGTTATCAATAGCTATTATTCAGAATGCCGCTCGAAATATCCTTTTGTTCACCGAGCAAGCTTGCCATGGTTCCGTGTAGATCTAACTGCTTCATAGCGGTTTCTTTCATGTCTTTTAAGTGTGTTGCAACTTCGCTCATTACACCACCTTGTTGTGTTTGGGCTCCAAGCTTTTCGCCTAACATGTCAAATTTTTCAGTTAGCTGTTTAAGTGTTTGTTCTAAGTTCGCAGAAGTCTGTTGCTGTATGCTAACTTGATCGCTACTAAACTTATTAACAACATCGCCTAAACTTGTTGCTAGTTGACCCATTGGCATATCAACTGGGATACGTCTACCGTCAGGTAGTGGGACGCCAGCTTCATTCATGCCTGCCTCTGCGAACCTAATTAGTGTGCCACCTCGTTTTGCTTCTAATACACCGCCAGCAGCCATTCCTAGCGTTGTTTCTGGCTGTTCTTCACTTGCCGCCTTGCCGCCTTTTTTAGCACCAGCCATCATCCAACCAGCTGCACCACCAACTAGGCCACCAACTGCGGCACCAACTGCTGTACCAATAACTGGAACTAAACTACCAATGGCGGCACCAGCGAGTGCGCCGCCTGCGGCTCCGGCAAGTGCGCCACCTGCTTTATCTGGTGCATCTTCGGGTAGCTTGTCTTTAATCTGGCCTAAGCGTTCCATTGCTTTACCAATGCCTTCAGAAGCAAGGCCAACAGCAGTCATCATCATCTCGGACGTTTTCTTAGCATTCTCTGCTAGAATAGCGGCATACGCAGGTAAGTTGTCTGTAGCGAACTTTTCCATTTGAATCTGGACATTGTTCATAGTTGAAGTAATGTCCTGATAACCTTTAGTTAGCTTGTCTGTGGCTTCGCTTTGTTTAACTGCGTTTTCTTTAGACTTTTCTGCGGCATCTGTTTCTAAGTTACTGTATGCACGAATGCTGTCCCCAAAGGTAGCCATGTCTTTACCAACACCACCAAAGCTACTGCTCATCAATGCCGCAGTAGATGTTGCAGACTCCCCGTTTGCTCTAACTGCGTCTGCAAACTCTGCTGTACTCTTTTGAGTCTCTACTACCATGTCAACGTTACCAGACTGAATCTGTCCAGCAGTCTTCTTAATCATTTCCATGGCTTCGGCGTTACCAGCAATAACCGGGTCAGTAACTGTACCGCCTGCAAGCATCTGCATCAATGCTTGTTGCATCTTAGGGCCTGCTTCTGGTCCCAGTGTCATTAGTGTTGCATGTGCATCTTTAAACGCTTTCTGTTGGTTAGCATCTAGTTTGCCCATTAGCGCACCGCGCATACTTTCTGCACGGGCTTTTTCCTGTAGTTTCTTAGCGTCTTGTCCTGTGATATCGCTAATAACTTTTAAGTTAGTAGCGTATTCTTTTGTTTGTCTAGCTAGTTCAGCTGGTGCTAGACTCTTAATATTCTGCCCTTGGGCTTTCATTTGTGCGCCCATTTGTGCAACAATTTGCCCTTGCTCTTCGTAGGTGTAGCCCATTGCAAGCATTTCGTCTCGCAAGTTATTGCCACTGCGTCCGACTGTAGTTGTTAGTGCTTTCATACCTGCGGCAACTGCACGGGCACCGTCGGCTTGGTTAAGACCCATGTTGCGAATTTCTTCGCCGCTACTCATAACAATCTTGCTGAATGTTTCCATGCCCACGCCACTAGCGTGAGCTACGTTACGCATTTCAGTCATACCACCTGCAAAACTTGCACCTGCTTTAGTAAAGTTGTGCAACATGTCTGCAGATTTCTTAAACTCTTGTGCAAACACTTGGTTCGCCAATTTAAGCACAGACGCCGCAAAGTCAATAGCTGCCTTAGCTGCCGAACTAAGGGCGTTAATTACACCAGAAACTGCACCGCCAACCACAGGGATAGCACTAGCTAAACCAGCGGCTGCACCTCCCACTACATCCACTGCTGCTTTGCCAGCAGCCGCAAAGACGTCAATATTAGTAGCAAGCATCGTAGAGGCTGCACCAATCGGGTCTTTGGCCATTTGATCGTATGTGGTAGCAAAACTAGTTGCTACCGCAATAGCACTATTAGCTAGAGTTTTTCCCCATCCTAATAGGCCCATGCTTGCTTGCCCAAAGCCAGCTTTTAGCCCGTTACCCGATTCCTTAATATAGTTCCCAAGTAACTGTAAGGCTACAGAACTTTTACCAGATTCTTTTGTCCCCTCTTCCATGGCTTTAGAAATCTTCTTACGGCCTTCTAGTTCTTTTTCTTGAGCTTTTTCCCCATCTTTACGTAGCTTTTCTTCTTTACCACTGCCACCTTTACCCCCGCCTTGCTTTTGCATAGCCGCGAGAATTTTTTGCAAAGTTTCTTCGCTAGCGGCGTTTTCGGCAACTACGTTGCCTATGTTCGGAATGTTAATTGTTACAGCAGCCATATTTTTCGCGATAAATAGAGTTATACATCTATTTATGGAGATCAAAACCATGGCCAACAACCCGGCTAACAACCCGCTATTCAAGCATTTTAGACAGCCTTCTGTATATCTAAAGTTGCCTAGCCAAGGGCAATACTACCCAGAGGGTGCAATTGATTTGCCTGTTACTGGGCAGATTCCTGTATACCCGATGACTGTTAAAGACGAGCTAACACTAAAGACTCCCGATGCACTAATGAACGGACAAGGCATGGCTGACGTTATTGCCAGCTGTTGTCCGAATATCAAAGATGTATGGAAAACTCCAGTTGTGGACGTAGACCCGATTTTTATTGCTATTCGCATCGCTAGCTACGGTTCGGAGATGGAAATTAAATCTGAGTGCCCACATTGCAAAGCAGAAAATGAGCATACTATCGATTTAAACCACGTCCTTGACAATGCTCAGATTATCGACTACAGTCGTCCTGCATTTATAGATGGACTTAAATTTAAGTTTAAACCCCAAACATATAAAAATATCAATGATGTTAGCTTAATTAACTACGAAGAACAACGATTAATTGACAGCGTTATTAACAATGAAAGTCTAAGCGACGAAGTAAAGGCAGCTAAATTTGCTGAAAGCTTTAATCGCTTAAAGAAGCTAAACATTGACACTATTGTTGTGTGCATTGAAAGCATCACTATTACCGACAACGACGAAGAAACTGTAGTAACTGAATCTAAAAACATTGCTGAGTTTTTGGAAAATTGCAGTCGCGAAATCTATAACGAAATTAAGGAACGTGTTAACACCTTAATTAACAACAACAAAACTAAACCCATGAAACTGTCGTGTGCTAGCTGCCAAGGCGAATACGATAATTCACTAGAGTTTAATCAATCAAATTTTTTCGGGCTAGACTTTTGACAATGTCCAACGAGCAAGTAATTGCTTTGTTGGACAAAATGGATCGAGAGTCAAAAGTCTTAAAAGAAGATCTACTAAAGATGTGTTGGTTCATGCGCGGCGGACTAACATACGATGATGCGATGATGCTCAGCTATCGAGATCGAGAAATGATTGCTAGTGTCATTGACAAGAACTTAGAAACCGCAAAGAAAACCGGCTTACCATTCTTTTAATATGTCAGTCCTAGCACCTATTAGCATCGGCGAACTAGTCGATAAAATCACAATCCTAGAAATCAAAGCATCCAAGACGTCGGATGCTGAAAAGTTAGCTAACGTACAGCGAGAGTTAAAACTACTACTCGAACTGTATAATAGCTTAAACGTAGACGTAACAGCCCTTAAAGCGGAACTGTACAAAATTAACTCAGAGCTGTGGGTTATTGAAGATAGCAAGAGAAAGTGCGAAACTGCACAACAGTTCGATTTCGAATTTATTCAACTCGCTCGATCGGTATACATTAAAAATGATATACGTGCTAGCATTAAAAAGCAAATCAACTTACTAAGCAACAGTAAGATCATTGAAGAGAAGATATATTAAGATCTCTAACGAGATCTGTTGTTTCGCTTACGCTCACAACATGTATTTTAATTAGTTTACATTAAGAGCGAAGCGAATACTAGTTTCATCTAGATTAATCGGTCACACTTTGCCCGCACAGGGCAAAGAAATGAATGGGCTTCATCTGAGTAGCACAGCCACATAGCGTTACAACATTACAGAGGCGGTTGTCCGGTACCTCGAGTTGCGTCTTTATCACAACGGCAATTTGCATAACATACGCTAACATATTATACAAACCTGCAGAATCGCTTCTGCGTCTTTTTAGCCTTTACTTAATTGCTTGCACTCCTGGCACGCAATCGCTTTATTCTCTTCAAACAATCAAACCGCGGCAATTTGCGATCTTCGTCCTGTTAAGGATAGTGATTGAGTACTTTTAACGGCGAAAGATTTACGTCCCTGTGACCCGAGGTCCAGTTTTCCTATACGCATGATATTAGCCTGCGTGAGCCATAAACCGTTTAATTAGATTTTGTTTAAGATGTGGGAGCCATGGACACGGACTTGAATGTGTCCGTTATAATAATCTGATGTTTCTAAAACTTTACGTGTGAATTGTTCCCTAGCTTCAACATAGCTACATTCTGCTTTACTTTTACAATAGTATAGAATTTCTCTTGTAAATTTGTCAGCGCCTAATGCTTCTACATCTTTGCTTAATTCGGGACTTGAGCCATAATAATCGCGCCAATCAGAATCCACTTTACTGCGGATTTTCTTTTTCTTCTTGGTGCCGTTCTTTAATTTTACTGTTTTTTGAGTTGTTTTAGAAAATTTTGCTAGTTTCTTACCTATGTATTTGCGCCCTGATACTGTGTTTGTGATAAGATATACGAAACCCACGCAATCCTCGGGGAGAGTGTCAACGGGAGTTCCTTGAAAGTGCCATGTCATTGTGTAGTATAGTTATGCCTAGATGTGCCATGATAAAATATTATTAAAATTCTGTTACCCTTTGCCATTGGCTGGCAAAGTTAGTTAAATTGTTTGCAGAACTGCACATTTCTGTACAGGTCTTGTGCGGGGTAGCTGTACCCCAGCTCTGTTGTACTTGTGCAAAATCTGCCGTCGGATCCGCTTCTCCTAGCCAACAACAGGGGCTAAACACGCCTTTTGCGCTTAAAAACAAGCCTCTATCTGCAAGAGCCTGACATTGTATTGTGCCTTTAGCTGTAGGTCTTGTCCACTGTACGGGTTGTGCTAATCCTGTGGGAACAGGGCGTTTACTAACTTTAGCACGGAACCATTTAAAGCCCATGCTCTTTGCTAGCTTTTCGCAAGCATCAACTTGATGCTCATTGTGTTTGAATACCAGCATATCCCAGTGTGCATTGCCGCCTGCTGAAATAAATGTTTCAGCATTACGCATTACTCTATCCCACGAAACGTTTCGGCGATAAATGTGATTGGTGTCTTCTAGTCCGTCTATACTAAACACAACGTAATCTTCGGGCTTGTACATTACAAGTCCTAAATCGGCCCACCAATAAGAACTTTGCAGCCCGCCGTTGGTATTCATGCCTAACACAATGCTACTGTTTACTTCACGAACATACGAGAGAATAGACTTGCTTTCCTCATTAGCCGCAGGATCGCCGTAGTTACCACACATGTAAACTTTATCTAGACGATAGATAAGCTTTTCTGGCACAGTATTTTTAAAACTACGCAACGTGTGGTAGTTGTGTACTCGCTTATCAAACGCAGGATCCGTTTCCCGGGCACACGCAGGACATGCAGCCTGACAAACATCTGTAGGCTCAATGTGCAATACTCGGGCAGTTTCAAACAATGTCAACATCGGTGTTGTAACTGGTATATCCGTTTTCTTTGATAACATGTAGTGTATTGTTTACACGCCCTGCTAGTTCGTCTTTGTGTGACACAAGCCAAATACTCTTGTTAGCATCACGTGCCATCTTCTTAAGGATGCCTAAACTGTTTTCAACACCGTTACTGTCCATACCTGAGTCGATAAGTTCGTCGATGAACAGCAAGTTAATTGGTTGATACAAGCTTTCCCACACATCGCGGAACGCCCACGATAGTGATAAGATCAATCTGTTACGTTCGCCTCGAGACAAGTTGTCAAAGTCTAAGTCGCGGCCTAGTTCTGTAATGCTTACAGTTAAGTCGTTGTTGAATTTTACAGTATGCGGCAAGCCAATACGATCTAAGTATTGTCCTAAGCGAGCATTTAAGTACGATAAGTTCTGATCGATAATACGTTTGCGAATAAACGAATCTTTGTTTGTTAACAGTTTAAGCAAGAACTCTTGGTGCTCTTTTAAACTTACTAGATCATTCATTACAGCATAATCAATTTCTTCTAATGCTTGATCCTGCATTTCTTTAATTTGTTCTGCATATGGATCCGCTTCTGACTCTTTAGCAGACAACTGCGCTAGCACACTAGCCATGCTACTGCGATGTTCAAACGCATCGCTTTCGCGATCGTAGAACACCTGCGGCTGTGGACCTAGCTCTCCTAGCTCTTTTAGTGCATCAGAATGTTCTAACCACTGTGTATTTGTTGCTAGTGCTTGTAATGCGGCTTCCTGTAATGCCGCTTTCTTTTCCTCTAGCAACGTCTCTTGTTTTGAATCGTGGAACGCTTGCCCGCAACTGTGGCAGGTGTGATTTTCTAAACTAGCAATATCGGCTTTGAGTTTTTCTATAGTTTTATTTTCTCGTGCTTCATCTAGTTCGCAACGTTTAATCCATCCAGTTAAATCTTTAATCAGTTTGGATTTGTTGTTGTATTCGGTCAGTGCATGATGCGCCGCTAACTCTGCTTCGATGTCGATTTGTGCAAGTTGATCATACGCAGACTGTAGTGCCGCAACATCGCCGGACTTCTTAGTGGTCCATAGCGTTTGGCGTCTTAGCAGAGCGTCAATTTGATCTTGGATACGTTTATTAGCATCGCCTACTGCTTTGATGCGGAATTCTTCTTGAGTAATTGCATCCTTAGTGGCCTTGTTTAATTCTTTAAGACGTTCAGCCTTTTCACTAAGCAATGTAATACCTAACAACTGCTCAATGATTACACGTTGGTCATTGGCTTTTAAACTCAAGAACGGTTCTGTATATGTGTTTAGCGCAACAATGTGCTTGAACATGTCGTGGCTCATGCCCAACATACGTTCAATTTCTGCTTGAGTTTCTCTGCTATCGCCTTGTGCTTCGTCTGTGATTTCTTTTTCGTTACCACTTACAAAGAAGCGCATAACGCCGGGCTTACGTCCGCGTTCAATGCGATAATCAATGCCGTCTTTTTCGAAGTCGATACAAACCATCATGCCTTTTTGGTTTGTTTTGTTGATTAAGTTGTCCTTCTTAATATTGGTGAGGGCGTTGCCGTAAAGGGCATAGGACAAGGCATTAATGATAGTGGTCTTGCCCGTACCGTTACGTGCGCCTGAGTCATCGCCCCCTAAATCTAAGTTTTCCCCAAGTACTAGTGTTAAGTCCCTGCGGTCAAAGTTGACGGCCTGTGTGGCATTACCCACACTCATGAAGTTTTTAACTGTTAAGTCTTTAATTTTGAACATACTGGGCTATTATACTTGTTATGTGTTGCTTCCGCAATGGTGCATACAAACTCTATGTACCGAATCTGTATTAGCAAGCTGGGTTGTAATGTCCATAAGTTTGGACGGGTCTTCGTCTGCAAAAAACTTGTTAAAGAAACAGCAAACATTTAATTTACCACTAGCATTTAAGTACATGCTAGGGAAAGCCAAATGCATACAGTCTTTTGTTTCCACTCTAGTCTTTACAAACGTTAACGGGTTGATAGTTTCGTTACGGCTCCATGGCTGTATATTAACAGGAGCACCAGTTCTATAATCACGTGCAGAAAAGTTTGTGCGTACACGCTTGTACAACTCAAACTTCTTAAATCCTAACTTTTGACTCAGTCGCAAGCAGTCTTTGATTTGGTGTTCGTTGTGTGCCCATGGGATAAACTGCCACGTAGCATAGCCACCTGCTTCAATAAATGCTGTAGCATTGCGAATAATCTTTTGCCAGTCAGTGCCTTGTCTGTAGATGTGATGGGTATCTTCTAGCCCGTCTAAGCAAAACCAAACGTTATGTTTGTGTCCTGCTAGCTGTTTAGCGTAGTCACGCCACCAATCTTCGTTGCGTAGACTGCCATTGGTGCGTACAAGTATTTCTGGAACAGCCTTTGCTAATTCAGTAAGCTCAACAATGTTGCTAGCGGCAATAGCATCTCCGAACGTGCCACAAAAGTCCGCAACTTCTAAGTTGGGCATCATTGCTAGTACTTCAGCAAAACGCTCAGTCTTTAAATCCTCAATTACAAGATCGTCAGCAAGCTCGTATCCGTTTTTGTTGCGAGAACAGCCCGGACACCAGGCATTGCATTTGCTAGAAGCTTCGATTTGAAGCCACTTAACTGTTTTTAGATCTATCATAGTATTCTTTAAAAGGCTCTATGTACCTGCGATTTTGTTCTGCCCATTCATTACAAAATAATTCTAAGTTGTCCTGGTTGAATACTGTTAACCCCAATTTTGAACATAAGCGTTCAAATTCTTTAACAGGGTCTAATACTAAAGCAGTTAGCATTAAGTTATGTACATTGCTATGCTCAATTGAAGTCCACAAATCAATTTTAGGACCTAGAACGGATCTATCCCATATGGCAATTAGCGGATCGTACGATAAATCATGTAAGACTTTTACTGCGGCCTTTTCTGTACAAGTTTGCATTAACAAATATCTCGAAGAATCGTTTGGGACTACCCGGATAATTTGTGCATTTGGAAATGTATTAATTACATTATCGAGTTCTGGGTTTTCTAAACCGTTGTCGCATAACACTAAAATTTTCTTACCGTCGGCGTTTGCGTTGTGATCAATAACAGGATAATACGGGTACTGAGCACGATAGGTTTGTGTGTATTTCCAAGTTGCATGACTGTTACCGGTTTTGCTAAATTCAAAACGGTTGTTAACTTTAACGGTTTCGTTAGCAAACTCAGAAAATAAATGATATAAGAAGTTACCAAATCCGCCCGGCGGATAATTTATAACAATTATGTCTTTACTTGTTGGATCAAAATGCTTCATCACAAGTTACGATAAATGTCTAGCAACAGATTCTTGTTAAACTTGCCATTTTCCAATGAACTAAGTTGTCCTGCAACAATTTGGTCAACACTTTCAAACTCAATGTTGCCTTGTATTTCGTATTCAGTTAGCTCTGTAACTTTAGCAGGGATAAGGGTAATCTCACGTAACTTGTAAGTATCGATAAACGTTTCTTTAATAAACGTTGCTTCTTCATAACTAATATCAATGTCTAAGTTAACGCGGCAATGCATACCGGGTTTAAGCATTGCTTCAGTATGATTGATAACATCGCTAAGTTGAAATACACGATACTTGGGTTGGTCGGGCCATGCATGAAATTCAGGTTGCTTGCCCCATTCAAGTATCATCATACCGCGATCATCGTCGCCAGCATCTGCATAGTTATGTGGGAAGCAATTGCCTACGTATGTGATATTGCGCTGGGTTTGGCGCTTGTGAAAGTGACCGCTAAACACATGTTCAAATCCCTGGAAGTCATCGCCACGGAGTTCGCCGTGTTCGGGCATAGCAACCATTGCGTTCATTAAATATCCGGGCAGTTCAAAGTGCCCGAACATGTATTTGCCTTTTAGTTTAGGAATTCGTTTATGGTCTTCAGCCACAAGCCAAGGAGCGATAACCACATCACCGCTAGAGAACCAATCATTGCATATCTTGATGTTGGGTAAGTGTTTTGCCCATTCCACAGATTGTACGTCCCGCTTGTCACGATAGTACAAATCATGGTTACCAGGAATAAAATAAACAGTTTCGAAATTATCATTGAGATGCTCCAGTGCTTGTAAGCTATATTGGAGGGTTAGGATGTTAATGCTAGCCCTGTTGTTATGCCAATCGCCAAGGAATAGACACGTTTCGCACCCCTCCTCTTTTGCTTTGGCAGTGGCCCATTTAACGAAAGACAAACAGTCTTCGTTATGTAGTTGACTGTTTGATTTTAAACCAAAGTGAATGTCGGTAAAGACCGCGGCCTTTTTAAATAGATTACTCATTGGGCTAGTGTAACAAAGTTGTGTCTATAAAGCAAATGGAAATTTATTCATCTGCATCGTAACCGCCACCACCGCCACCCCAGGTGCCGCCTTGGCCCTGACGTGTGTAACTTGGTGTGAGCCCGTTCATCTCAAGGATGTCGTCCCTAAGATTCTGACTACGTTTCTCGATATTGAGCACCCTCGTAAAACTATTAGTAATAGCCGCCGTGTAATAAGCAAAAGGGTTCTGGCTCTTGGATTCGTCAAATTGGAGCCCAATCTGACTAAGCTGTAATAAAGCTTGAGAACGCATTTCGTCATTGTATGTGTATCCTCTCCAATTGGAGCGTGTAGCATACCGTTCACATAACTTCATAAACATGTGTGCCAGCTTCTTTGTCATTTGTCCGTGATCTTTGCTAAATTCCCCTGTAATTAAGTCGCCCTTCCAATGCGATTTACCTACTAGTATCGGGGTACCATCTTCTGTAACTTTGTAATGGAAGAATGGCGGGAAGTTACATTTGGTGTACTTGGTAGGAGCTTTAACTAATTCTGGGTCATCATACTCAGTTAGTAGTTCTTCCTCTTCTACTTCCTCAATAACAATGGCAGCACCTTTTTTAACTTTTGGAGCAGCCGGGGGTACGTGTTCCCAAGTCATAACTCGAAAAACCACATCTTCTGCTGGGACGTCTTTGAGTTTTACTTCAAAATCTTCTAGCTTTTTCTTATTGGCTTTTGCTACACCATCGATATTAGCTTCATCAAACGCCGCTTTAGTTAAGCGTTCTGCACGATCTTTACGTGCTTGCATGATGTTCTTTTTGTTAATTTTATCCACGCTAGGCAAAATCATATCATAGTCTGCATACGCAGGATCTAAGAACGTACAGTAGGTACTTTTGCTTTTATGGATTTCTTTTAAAATGTCTTTGTTGTTTAGATAGTTTTTAACTTTTACTATTGGTTGCACGATGCAGGATTCCTTCACAGTTAGCGCATACTAACATATTTAAGAAAGCCGTGTCAACCTTTCTTTATATTAGCAGTTTTTCAAACCCATAAATATTGTAATAAGGAAACAACTATGGGAATGTTAGACGGAGCAGCAAGTAGCGTAGCCGGTTCAGCACTTGGCTCAGCAGGCCGCATGGCCGTTGCCGGGCTACTTCCAGGCGGCAGCTTAAACTTTAAAATTGGCGGTATTGGCGTTAATTTAAACTTGGCAGGCGGACTACCAGACTGGCGATTACGCATTAGTTTAGCAGACTCTGCAAACTACTTTTACCATGCGGCAAGCCCAACTGATCGCGGAATAATGAGCCCACTTTTTGGATCAGAAACACAAAATGGTGTTATATTCCCGTACACTCCTAACGTGCAAGTGACGCACACAGCTAACTACAGTCAGCAGAAGTTCACGCACAGTAACAACCCTGGCTACTACTATGAAAACTCAGAAGTTGCGGCTATTAATATTAGCGGTGACTTTACAGTACAAAACATTGAAGAAGGTCAATACCTTCTGGCTGCTATTACATTCTTCCGTGCCGCAACTAAAATGTGGTTTGGTCAAGGCGAATACGGTAAAGGCAAACAGCCCGGCTTTCCGCCTCCAATGGTGTTTTTAAATGGCTACGGTGCAGATTACCTGCCTAACGTGCCTTGTGTGATTACTAGCTTTAGTCACACTATGCCACAGGACTGCGACTATGTAGACATTCCACGAGTTAACCCTAACTCTGCTAAAGGCGGTATCGCTGGCGCAGTACAACAGGGTGTTGAAGGTGTAATGAACGGCGGCGGTCTAGACGCAGTAACAGGAGCACTTAAAGCAGGTGCTAATAGCGTACTAGGTTCACAAATGGGCCCAAGCGGCGCAGGCCTAAATCAGCTACTAGGACAACTAACTGGCGGCCAATTTGGTTCTCCGGGCGCTGCTACTAGAATGCCTACCCACAGCCAACTAAGCGTTACACTACAACCAGTGTACAGCCGCACAAGAACAACAATGTTTAGCTTAGATGACTTTGCCGCAGGTAATATGGTTAAGAGTACTAAACTTGGAGGATTCATCTGATGCCCGCCAAGTACAGTAGAACAAGTCCTTACTTCAGTACAGACACTTACGGCAAGTTCTTGGATGTAATGATCAATCGTCCTATCCGCGGCAAAGCATCAGACGTTTGGTATCAAATTGACAAGGTCTATGAATACCGTCCTGATTTGCTAGCAGGAGATCTGTATGGCAACGCCGGGCTATGGTGGGTATTTGCACAACGCAATCCTGACATTATCCAAGACCCTATTTACGATTTTAAAGCAGGTAGAAGTATCTACATTCCAACTAAAGATCAAATAACTCAAGACCTGGGGCTATAATCCATGGCAAATCAAGTATACGCTAACGACTATGATAAGAGTCAGGCTATTGAAGTCAAGCAAGCCCGCGTTGATTTACAAGAAGAAGTTGTCACCCAAGCCGAAGAAGTTGCAAGAAGCTTGGCAGACGAGCGCAGAGCGGCCCGCTCTGAGTTAAACCAAGCTAAAGAATATTTGTTAAATGCCACTAACGCAGAAGAAGTAGCAGCGGCCAAAAAAGAAATACAAATAGCGCAACGAGCATACGACGACATTGATAGTCGATATAAAGTTGTAACAGAGTATCGCGAAGCCCAAACAGCAAAGCTAGCAGAGCTCCAAGTCTCGCTTGAAGATGCACAAACAGCAGATATTGATCCGGATCTCGACGTAGACAATAAAGCACTACAAGGAGAATCTACTGCCGGCGAAAGCGTAGAGAAGTCAGGCGAAACTGTACAAGTTGAAGATCACACACCTTGGGTAACCGGCGACAGAAAAGACCCGTTTGCATACAGAGAAATTTATAACATCCCAGCAAACAAGCCATTATTTAAAGGTGACGAAAACCGATTGTATCCCGGCTGGATTTTGCAGATGCCCGGCGGCGGTACTTACAAGGTTGTATATGGCGACACACTAACTTGGATTGCCCAAGGACGGGGCAAGGGTGTTTATACACGATTTGTTGAAGAACCGGCCCCAGAACCTCCACCAGAGCCAACTCCAGAACCACCACCACAACCGGAGCCTCCGCCTCCGCAACCTCCTGCAGAACCGCCCCCACAGGAGCGTGTAAAGCCACGCAGAAATCCTCTGCACGACTATGCAACTTATACCTATAGCATTGCGCTATACATTCTCAGCAGAGAAGAAATTAATACACTAACTACAGCACCAGAGACATGGGAACCTGGTATTGGTAGCGTTAATACCTGCTTGATTGCCAGCGGCGGCAAGAATACTGGACGTTACACAAGAAACAAAAACTTCACCGACGACTTCTATTTTGACAATCTAAAAATGACAACAATGATTGGCATGAACAATAGAAGCAAGTCTAGCAATGCCATCGAACTTAGCTTTACAATTCTAGAACCCTACGGCATGAGTTTGCTGGATCGCATTATGCAAACAGCAGAAGATATCCGTGCTCCAAACTTCAAAGCAATGCCTTACCTGTTGGAAGTTGAATTCTACGGATTTGATGACACAGGAAATGCTGTACAAATTTCTAGTCAGCGCAAACGTATTCCTATTCAGATTATTGAAATGAAAATCAAAGTAGGAAGCAAGGGCGCAGAATATGCAATCAAAGCCATTCCGTGGAACCACCAGGCACTAAGTCAGAGTGCCGCTACTACTCCTATTAACTTAGAAGTTAAAGCTTCAACTGTAGCAGAATTCTTTAAGGATAATGGCTCAGATAAGGCAGCAATTGCTGAACAAGATGCAAAGAAACTTGAAGCACAATCTGCAATCCAACGTAAAGAACAAGCAGATAAAGAAGCCGCTGACAAATCAAAAGCACAGGCCAAAGGTGCTGCTGGTGGCGGTCGTGGCGGCCAAGGGGGGCCAACGGCGGCACAAGCAAATGGCACAGCACCTTCAGCTGATGCACGAACCCCAACTGATGCAGAAGCAACTAAGGCTAAAGGTATCGTAAACCATGCGTTTGCAGTAAGTAGCTTTTGCGGGGGTGTTAATGCTTGGTACACTGATTTAATTATTAAAAAACTACGTGCCACTAAGGACGAAATAGCCTTTGAGTTTCACAAAGGCCCAGCTGACTGTCCTTATGACATTGCATCTGCTAAAATTACAGTTCCGGAAAATAAAGATATTTCTCGTTCTGCGGTTAAAGAAGACAAGCCAGAAGATGCAGCCAAAGCCGCAGCCAAAAACGCCAACCGTGTGTTCACAGACGCAACAGCGTTTGCTATCAGTGCTGGAACAAGTATCCCGCAAGTCATCGACATGGTCATGCGTAACAGCACATACATTACTGACCAAATCAAAGACCCTAAAAATATGCAGCCACAAGAGCTTGCTGAAAAAGAAGGAAAACCGTTATGGTGGTATAGAGTTGTGCCTACTGTAAAGGTGGGCGAGTACGATTATGCTCTAAACAAATTTAGTTGTACTACAACCTATCATATTACCCCATATAAGGTATTCGATAGTAAACATCCTAACGGTCCTGCAGCCGCTCCGCGTGGTGCTATTAAAGAATATCAGTATAGTTACACTGGTAAGAACGTGGATGTATTAGATTTGCAAATTGATTTTGACACACTATTTTACACAGCAGTAACAGCAGGTGCCGCCAAATGGCAAGCAGACCAAGCAACGGCAGCAGCCAAACAACAAGAGGATGCGGCTGCTAAGGCTGCTAAAGAAAACCCAGCAGCCGCTAAGGAACTAGTCAATCGGCAGTTGCGCCTTGTATCAGCACAACCACAAACAACAGGCGTAGGTGGTACGCAAAACGGCGTTAAGTCTGTTTTGGCTGCTGACGTGCAAAAAGGCTTATATAGTACACAGCGTGGCGACATGCTGAATTTAAAGCTAAAGATCACCGGCGATCCTGAATTAATCAAGCAGGATGATGTGTACACTAACCCTGGACAAGATGATTATGCTAAAGCTCGTGATATCAACGGTGCTAACCAAAACGGTAGCGTAGACATGGATACAGGAGAAATTCTAGCACTAGTAGAATTTAAAACAATAGTCGACATGGACGAACAAACTGGCCAACCTCGCAGAAACATTGATGCACAGAATAGTGTATTTTCTGGACTGTATAGAATGTTGGAAGTTGAGAATGTGTTTGCTAATGGTAGATTTGAGCAAACAGTTAACTTAGTCCGTGTTGCTGATGCGTTAAACGAAGCGTCTAATAGTGCAGACAAAGGTAAAGACAAAAAGTCCAGTGAGGCACTGGGTGCTAAAGAAGATGGATCTAGCAGTGATGCACGTAAGCCTGATAGCGAGGGAGATACTGGCGGAGATCATAATCCTGAAGAAGTGCCACCACCTGAGCAAGAAGAACCCCCGTCAAATAATGACGATCAAGACAACTCCGACGAAGACGGCATTACCGATGAGCCAGAGAACGAAGAGCCAGATGCACAAGATTTGCGTAGTGTCGACGAGGAAGCTGATGAGACACCAATCGACGATGAAGATGCACAAGACGATGTTGGTGCGTTACCAGGCCCATTTGGCGAAACAGCTTAAGAACAAGGCATAAGATATGGCAGATAGAACCACAGCACGGAAATTACCAGATTGGGCCAACGAGAATAGCGTAGGCGGAATGACCTTTGACAAAGGTGTCTATTCTGGTATTGTTAAACAAAACGTTGACCCATTACGACTAGGCCGTTTAAGAGTATGGTTTCCTGATAAAGGCGGCGACGAAGATGACGTAAACAATTGGCGTTGGGTAAACTATGCCAGCCCGTATTACGGTTCAACACAGCAAAAAGAAACCAACAGCAAAAACTCCTACGAGCAAACAGAAAGCACATACGGGATGTGGATGGTTCCGCCTGACGTTGGGGCGACAGTATTGTGTGTGTTTGTTAACGGTGACGCAGGCAGAGGATTTTGGTTTGCAGTTGTAACATCTACAAACCTAAGCCACGGCATGGTCCCAGCTATTGGTCGTTTCAGCGAAAACGTAGATAAAGATACAGTAAAAAGCGAACTGGTACGTTCATCGCTAGGGCGCCCAGAGACATCCTACTTACCACTGGCAGAGTTCAACGAAAACGTACCTGCTAACATGGGCGGTGGGTTCCTAACAAACAAATTTCCAGTACACGAACCACAAGCTGAAATTATTATTAATCAAGGATTGGATACAGACCGTGTACGAGGTGCTATTAGTTCCAGCAGTATGCGTGACGCACCTGGGCGAGTATTTGGTATTAGCACTCCGGGACTGCCGGCAGAGTCGGGGTCTGATGTAACGCCTAAAGTACGCCAAGGTGGCCACACCTTTGTAATGGATGACGGTGATAGTACAGGCACAGACAAACTAATTAGATTGCGTACAGCAGGCGGGCATCAAATCCTAATGAATGATAGCGAGCAAGTACTGTATATTTCTAATAGCGCAGGTTCTGTGTGGATGGAATTTGGCAACAGCGGTGCTTTGCATGTTTATAGTAAGCAAGGTATGAACTTTAGAACGCAGGGTACACTAAACTTGCACAGTGATGCTAGTGTTAACATCCAAGGTTCTAGTGTTAACATTAAAGCCCTAGGCAGTATGCAATTGCAAAGTAGCACAATGAAGCTACGTGCCAGCGGCGATTTAACAATGTACAGCGCATCAGTTGGATTAGGGTCGTCGGGTAAATTATCAGTAACCGCAGGTGGCGAATTGGGTGTAAGTGCTGGCGCAGAATTAAAATTAGTTGGTAGCTATATTCGATTAAACGATGGCGCAGTTGCGGCAGTTGCAGACCCAGGCGAGCTATCAGTAAACAGTCACGCTGACGCAAACAAAAACGGCGCAGGATTGTGGGCTACTGTACCTGGAACCCTAGATTCTATTGTTACTACAGCACCATCACATGAACCATGGCCAAGAAACACCACGCCGGTGCCGGGTATTTCAGTTACAAACTCTGCGGTACAAAACGTCTGTACAGACATAGCACCAGCTCCGCAATTACCAACAGGTGGCGCCGGCGGTGCCGGACCGCTAGGAGATTATATTGCTGGATTTGAATCTGGTACTGCTAGCTATAACGCATTTAACAGAGGTTCAAGCCCGCCGAAAGGCACAGGTACAGTTGGCGGCGAAAAGATTGATTTAGTTGGGATGACTATTGATGAAATCTTGGCACAACGAGCAAGTAATCAGCCTGATCCTGCTAAGAGATTATTTGCAGTTGGACGTTATCAGTGTATCCCGGATACATTAGTAGCAGCATGTAAAAAATTAGGTATCGCTACATCTAGCAAATTTGACGCCGCTGTACAAGATCGCATCTTTACTGAGTATCTATCAATGTATGGCTCAATGGGCACATACTTAAAAGGCTCTAGTGCCGACGACGAAGCGGCACTAATTAACGCTTGTTCTGCTTGCGCTGGAATCTGGGCGTCAATTGAAGATCCTAAGCTAGGCCGTGGGCGCTACGACGGTGTGGGCACAAACAATGCACATGGCAAAACAGCAGGCACTAAGGCTGCGTTTAAAGCACAGTATGCATTTATCCGTAAGGGTGCGGTGCAAGCAGGTGGCACAAACTTAACTGATGGTTCAGGTAATCCTGTACAGTCCGGGGCAGATGCAACAGACAAAGGTATCAAAGCAGCCGCAGGAAAGAGCGTATCTAAGCAGGCTCCGGCAGAGTTTATGAAGAAGGCCGATGCCCCTACTCCGGACTTTGAATTAGAAGGACGTGGTAACCCAGATGACGGCAACTACCAACCAGGATTAACTACGCCACAGATTAAAGCTCTAATGGTTGAAATTGCGTATGCTGAAAGCGACTTTAATCCAGAGTTTTCTACAGCAACAACAATTGGCCGTTATGGTATTAACGCTGTCTTGTTGGCAGAGTACGGTTTTATTAAACCTGACTATCTTAAGAAGTATAAGCTAGATGCAATTAACCAGCCTAATGCTTGGTCAGGTAAAGAAGGTATTAAGACTTCTGCAGACTTTAAGAAGTCTGTTGCTGCCCAAGACATGTGTATGTCTAACTTTATTCAAGATGCATTTAAGCGTTTAACTAACAGCCGAGGTATTGATTTTAAAGACAGTATTTGTGCAGCCGCCGGAATGATTTACGTTACCTACTTCTTCAAAGAAGAAACACAGCTATTTGGCAGTGACGTAAACGCTATGGTACTTGCAGCCAAAACCTGGCGTACAGATAATACTGGAACCAATGCCGCTAAACAAACACCAATTGATTCATATAATCGTGGACGTTATGCAATTGACGTATTAAGTGTTGCAGGTAATGCCGCGGGTGGCGGAAGTGGTGAACAGTCTGCTACAGCAGATTCTGATTCGGGCATCAACCCAGACGACATCTTTAATTATTTCCCACCTACTGGTAGACGTGTGGACTTTGATAAGTTAAGTACAGCATTTAAGAACGCTATTCTACGTGCCGGACAAGAGTACAAACAGAAAACTGGTAAGAAGATTAACTTGGCCAGTGCGTACCGTGCCCCAGAAGAACAAGAGCGTATCTACGCAACTTGGGTAGCAGCCGGGGGGCATTTACCAGACGTGCCAACAGCAGGCGGCATTACTACTCCTGCATTACCACTAAGCAAAGGCGGCAAACTAAATGCACACGGCAATGGTATTGCTGTTGACATGGGACAACAAGCGGCTGAAATGGCTAGTGTAGTTGACTTAGCTAAGTATGGACTACGTTGGGGTGGCACATTTAATACACCAGATAAGGTACACATTCAGCTAGCCAGCTTTGTACCCGGCGGAAAGGCTTAAATACTATTATGGCAATGTATCGCGGATTTAGCACAATCGGACAGTCTAAGAAATTTAGAGCCACAGACGCGGCTTTAATTAAGCAAGACTTGATTAACCATTTTAACATTCGCAAAGGCGAAAAACTAATGAACCCAGATTTTGGTACTATCATCTGGGGCCTAATGTTTGAGCCTATGTCAAATGAAGTAAAACAAGCACTAGTTGCAGACGTTAACACTATTTTAAGCTATGATCCTCGCGTAGCAGTTAGCAACGTAACAGTTAACGAGCAGGAATACGGGCTACAGATTATTGTTGACCTAACATATATCAACAATAACCAGAGCGATTTACTGTTTATGAACTTCAATAAAGAAAGCCAAAAACTTACCTACGCTTAATAATAGCCGTTTTTGTATTGCATAAATACTAAAACAAGGTATATCTATGGCTCTAACTACTCGTCAAACCAAT